CTGTAGGTACTGGAAATGCAGTAAATAAATCTTCAGAAACCTACATAGCCTACCTTTTCGCTACCGTAGCAGGTGTATCCAAGGTGGGAAGCTATACTGGAACAGGTTCTACATTAAACGTTGATTGTGGCTTTAGTAGTGGTGCTAGGTTTGTTTTGATAAAGAGAACTGACAGTTCAGACGATTGGATTGTTGTTGACACCGAAAGAGGGATTGTGGCGGGCAATGACCCATACTTGGCTCTTAATACAACTGATCCCGAACTCACTTCTCAAGATTATGTAGACCCGTATTCGGCAGGGTTTGCTGTCACTGGAGAAAACCCAGTTAACGCATCAGGCGGCACATACATTTTTTACGCAATCGCATAATCAAACTCATTAGAAAGGATCAATCAAATGGGTGAATACAGAGAAAGAAGTACAGGCGAAGTTAAGTCTCAAGGCGAGTGGAGAGCAGCATTTCCGCAAATGGCATTGCCTCGGGTATGGAATACAAATGTTTGTGATGCTATGAACATAGACCCTGTACTGGCAAGCCCAGCCGCTACACTTGGCGCATATCAGTACAGCGCAAGGGATGGCGTTGAGCAAGACAGCAACGGGAACTGGGTAGAGAAGTATGTAGCAACGGATATGTTTGCTGACATTGAAGGTGGTAAAACTAAATCTGAGCAAGAAACTGAGTATCAAGTTACACTAGATGCTAATACTGCAGCAAGTTATCGTAATACACGTAACAGCAAACTAACTGAGACAGACTGGACTGCTATGTCGGATGTCACTATGGCAGATGACATGAAGACCTACAGACAGGCTCTACGTGATTTGCCAACGCATAAGAATTGGCCTAACTTAGAAGATGCTGACTGGCCTACAAAGCCTGAGTAAGATATATATATATATTAGAGGATACACAATATGAGTAAGGCAAGAGATTTAGCAAACTTTATTTCCACAGGAAGTATATTTAGTGATGGTGCAATATCTCCTACAGAGATAATAGGCGTAACTGCTGATGCAACAGAGCTAAATAAGTTAGATGGTGTAACAGCCTCTACTGCAGAGCTAAATAAGTTAGACGGTGTAACAGCCTCTACTGCAGAAATAAACAAACTTACAGGTGTAACTGCTTCTACGACTGAGATAAACAAACTTACAGGTGTAACTGCTTCTACGACTGAGATAAATAGAGTAGTAGGTGTAACCTCAGATATTCAAACTCAAATCAACGCTAAAGCAGCTAGTGCAAGTTTAGGAACAGCAGCAGCATTAGATGTAGGAACAGGGGCAAACAACATTCCACAGCTTGATAGCTCTGGGAAACTAGGAGCCATAGACGGCTCTGCTTTAACAGGCATACAAGGATTTTCTTATGCCGCCACACTAGCATTTGGAGATTATTAATATGGCTGACACACTCGAAAGTATTTTTCTTAATACATCATTAGGGGCTACGGAGCTTGATGATGGTGAGCATACATTATTAACAACAAACTCTACTACAAGTTTTGTTATTAAGGATATGCATGTTAATGGCACATCTGGTTTAACAAATACGCATTTAGAACTTAATGGTTTTAATGTTAGTGGCATTACATCTAATGCAACAGGCAGCTTAATTATACCGCCAAACTCTACACTTAAACTTAAAACAACAGATTATCCTTTCACATTTATCGAACAAAGAGATATAATGGGTTTACAAAATAACTCTACTATTTTGGCTAAAACGTATTTAAACCCTGATGGAACCGCAGTTTCTGGAATTTCTCAAGAGGTTGCTCATACAAAAAGTAGCACATCAAACAATACAGAAGTTCAAGATATGGAATTTGGTATAAGCAGTACCAATTCAAATAGATACGCTTTTTTCTATACACATGATTTGAACTCGAGCACTATTCTAAGGGGGGTTCAGGATACTGGATACAATCATTCCAATTCTGAAGATCTTATGTACCAGACTAGTTATGACCCTACAGCATTTGGTTATAATTCTACTTATGGCAAAATAGCCGTTCAATTAAATGGGGCTTCTTTGCAGTATTGGCAATTAAATAGCGCTTATGCAGGTATAGGGGCTATGACTGCTACTATTCCGTCAAATTTTGGTAATGGTAATAGAGCTAATGGTAGCTACCAACAGACAACTTCTAGTTACCCGTATGGTTTCGGGGCGCATGATTATTTTTGGTATGTACCTTCTAGTAGTTATGGCAATCATTTATATTTTATTAATTTAGAAAACGGGCAAGACTTTAGATTTAACATAAATACATCCCCAAGTGCCTTTACAAATATGTTGGGCGGTCAATCTAATCATTTGATAGTATCTTATAGACCATCTGATGATAGATTTATCTATTTTAATATAAACGGTAACAATATTTATTACGCTGTTATTAATGAAACAAAAACAACATTAGATGCCATTAATCAAACTACTAGATACGATGTAGGAAAGTTTGCTGGAGGTAATTTTAGTTCCCCTGTAAATAATATTGAGCAATCCAACATAAATTCTGGAGTAGCTGGTTTTGATATTAATGGTAATTTTATATATCACGAAACAGGTGGAGGTTTAGTAGCGTCAGATTTAACTGGAACGCAAGTAGCTTTAGCAGATAGCGCAAGCACAAGAAGTTTTGGGGGTGTTTCTTATGCTGATGATAACAGAATTAACACAAGAAGGCATAAAAGATTATCTGCTGCTGAAGCAACTGCTTTAAGTATACCTACACCTACGTTTGGCATTCAATTGCTTGGCGTAAAGTCAACAGTTTAGGAGGTCGACATGGGATTATCGTCAGGAAATTCATTAGCTTCAGCGGCTTCAGGTGGTGGCTCAAGTGGACTTTCATCTGCACAAGTACAAACGCTGATTAAAAGCAATACGCCTTATCAACATATCGCAACTCTTTCTGCTGATAGTACTAGTGAGTTTGATTATACATCATTACCTTCTACCTTTCGTACATTTCGTATACTTTTTGATGGTCTGCATTTTGGAAACAATGCTTATTTAAGAATGAGATTATACTTTAATAGTGTGTTATACACAGGCAGTATGTATTTTCGTGGTGGCATGAATAAAAATACAACATCTACAAATAATTACCATACACAATCAAGTTACTGGGATTTTATGCATAATTACCAGGTTTCAAGTGGGGGCTATCTTACTGGTTATATAGAGTTTTGTGGTAATGATGTATATGGCAGAACCACAATGAATAGCTATACTACTTGGTATTACAGTTCTTCTGTTCGATCTAATTTAATGGGAGGACACGTTGAAGCTAATAGCAACGAAAACATCACTGGATTTAAATTGTACCCAGATTCAGGAACAATGAATAGAGGCAGCATCAAGATATATGGGATGAATTGATATGAGTGAAGAAGAAACTGTTAGAGAAAACCCAAGGTTTAAAACCACAGAGTTAGGCAAAATTCAGTTTACTGAAGAAGAAGAACTAGCTAGGGATGCAGAAGAAAAAGAGTGGGCTGATGGTGCTAACGATAGACTAGCAGCCGCACATAGAGCTACTCGCAATGAGTTACTTACTGCGTCTGACTGGACACAGTTCAACGACAGCCCACTAGCAGATGAAGCTAAGACTTCTTGGGGTACTTATCGAACAGCATTGCGTAATCTTCCTACACACGAAAACTGGCCCTCGCTTAAAGATGCTGATTGGCCTACCCAACCTTGACACATATACAGGTATAGGCTACTATGAGTGAAATAAAACTCTCCCCAGAAGAACTAGAAGATATGCTAGACAACGCAGCTAGTCGTGGTGCTAAAGAGGCACTGCGTTCTATCGGGCTACTCGATGATGATGCAGCTAAAGACATAATAGAAATGCGTAATCTCATAGAAGCGTGGAGAGATACACGTAGATCTATAAGATCAACCGTAGTAAAAATGACTACCGTTGGAGTCCTGACATTTATTGCAGGTGCGGTGTGGATGACAATGGGTAAATAAGGAATACAGTATGGCAGACTTAGAATATGGAATAGATTCAAAAAACTCTAATGTAGTGGATTCTTTTACTTCTGCAGATGGTACTGTTTATGAAGCTAGAGCAGGTGTTTATGGCAACGGTATTGTTAAAATAACTACCAATGAAGATGGATCTAAAACAGAAACAGCATTGACTTATGAAAAAACAAGTCGTTCTGACAAGAAAAAAAGATCTGCGTCTGCAAGAAATAATACTAATGTATCTAAAGCTTCAAAAGAATTTGCAGGATTTAAAACTGCTGCAGAAGCTGCTGCTAATACTACAGAAGCTATAGGATATACAGATGATAATGTATCTGCAGGTGGAGGCGGTCCTTTTAGATATGACAGAGCTTCTACTGTAACACTGACTGATGCTTCAGGAAATGTTATAGGTTCTGTTGGAACCAGAAAAGGTAAAACAAATACAGAAATAGCTACTGCAAAAATGTTAGCTGATGAAATTATAAACATAAATAAGTCTGCTATTACAACTACAGATGATGATAAAAATTTAGATGACGATGAAGATGACACAGAAGATACAACAGATGGTAGTGATACTACAACAGGAGCAGGTACAACAGGCTTAACAGCAGGTGACTACATGCAGACTGTGAACCCTGCTGTAGCAGGTGGTGCTTTTGATTCTGTAACACCTCCGACAACTGTACAACAAGTACCTGCAGGTGGTGTGCCTATTGTTGATCCTGATGAATCTCAAACAGTAATGCAGCAAGTAGCACCAGTTACATATCAGGATGTAGTACCAACAGCAGGATCAGGTCCAAGCACAGTAGCAACAACTACACAAACAGGTGGTATGTCTGCTGTGCCATCTCAAGTAGCATATAAAACACAGTACACAGGTACACAAGGTGCAGTAGCACCTACCCTTGTAACAACACAGCCAGGAACAGGCGCAACTTATCCTGAAGTATTTCAAGGCTATCAGACTGTACCGTATGGTAATCAGCTAGGTCAGCAAATAATGATTACTGAGTTTAACGGTGTACCTACAACATATGTACCACCGGGTTTTTCTAAGATAGAAGCTACTACAGGTGCTGCAGAAGGTGGGTTGATGGAGACTATGTCTCTAGAAGGTAAAGACCGTATCTTTCGTAAGATGGGTTACAATGGTCCTAAAACACGAGAAGGTCACGCTAAGTTTGAAGAAGCTAACCCTGCTGCTAAAGCTAAAGGTCTTGCCATAGGCGGCTACATACAAAAGTTTAATCAAGGTGGTGCAGTAAAAGGTTTTGAAACAGGTGGTCTTACTACAGAGCAATTAGCTCAGATGCAAGCCAACGCTGTAAGACAAACCATGCAGCCAATGCAACCTACTACAGCTATGATACAACCTACTGCAGGTGAGTTTATACCAGTAGATGCAGGTCAGACTGTACCCATAGCTCCTTTTGCTGAAGCTGCTACAGTAGGTACTGTACAACAAGCTGTAAAGCCTACAGCTTCTACACCTGTAGAGGCAGATGTTACTACTGTTACACCACAAGTAAAACTACAAACTGCAGGACTAACTGCAGCTACAGGCACACCTACACAACAGATTACTGCCCAACAACAAGTTGGTACATCTATCACAGGCATGGAAGCGGAACTAGGTAACGCTATAAAAGTAGATGCTCCTGATCCTAGAGAGATAAAAGACGGTGAGATAATATCTGGTGAAGCAGATGCTACTAAAGCTGCTACATTTACTGAAGCAATACAAGCTGCAGAAGCTACACCAAGTAAACAAGCAACAGTTGCAGGTCAGCTAGAACAACTAATGGCTGACTTTGAGGGTGGTGAGACACCTGCTTGGGCTGCAGGATCTATGCGTACCGCAATGGCTACACTCTCTGCTCGTGGTCTTGGTGCGTCTAGTCTTGCAGGTCAAGCTGTGGTGCAAGCTGCAATGGAAGCTGCACTACCTATCGCTCAGATGGATGCGGCTACTATAGCACAGTTTGAAGCACAGAACTTATCTAACAGACAGCAAAGACAGATACTTGCTGCACAGCAACGTGCTACCTTTATGGGCATGGAGTTTGATCAAGAATTCCAAGCTCGTGTAGCTAACTCTGCTCGTATCGGTGACATTGCTAACATGAACTTCACGGCTGAACAACAGATAGCCTTAGAGAACTCTCGTGCAGCAAACACTATGGAACTATCCAATCTGTCTAACAGACAAGCTATGGTGATGGCTGAGGCTGCTGCTCTATCACAACTAGACATAGCTAACTTGTCAAACAGACAACAAGCTGCAGTACAGAATGCATCTAACTTCTTACAGATGGACATGGCTAATTTGTCTAACGAACAACAGACTTCTATGTTCAAGACACAGCAAAACATACAGGCTTTGTTTACAGATCAAGCTGCAGAGAATGCTACGGCACAGTTCAACGCATCTAGTGAGAATCAAACAAATCAGTTCTTTGCTAACTTGGCTAACCAAACTGCACAGTTCAATGCTACACAACAGAACGCTATGGATCAGTTCAACGTCAATAGTGTGAATGCATTACGTGAGTTTAACTCTGGTCTACAGCAACAACGTGACTTGTTCAATGCACAGAATGGCTTGGTGATAGCACAGTCTAATGCGGCATGGAGACAGAGCATAGCTACAATCAATACAGCTACACAGAATGAAAGCAACATGGACTTTGCTAAGGTGATCAACGGATTGACTGCAGCTAACATGGATCAGATATGGCAACGTGAGCGTGACCTCATGAGCTTTGCATTCCAGTTAGAGAACAACAATGCTGACCGTGCTACAACTATTGCTGTACAAGAACTAGCTAACGAAGCAGCAGCAAGTAGTGCAGCAGCAAGTAAGAGTGGATCATTTGCAAGAGCTATAGGCTCTGTTGTGGGTTCAATTATAACAGGCTAATATAATGGCAGACTATAAAACATTAGGTGGTTTAGACTTAGACATTGGTGGCTTCACTGAGTCTGTTACTAGTAGGAGTAAAAAAACTCTAGAAGAAGTATCTAGAAAGAATCGTGGTATAGGAGCAAAGCCTGAAACAGAAGAGATAGAATTAGACGATAACTTCTTAAAAGGTATAGCACAATTATTTATAGACAATGGCTACGAACCTAAACAACCTAATGAAGATGATACAACTACACCAAAAGACAAAGTGTTAGATGAATACTCTGAACTGATGAAGAGTGAGATTATTCAAGATGCAATGAAAGAAATATCTACACTGGGTGAGTCTCCAAATAAACTAGAAGATATATACACTAGTATGGACACAGACTTTGTGACACTAGAGAATCAGCCCACAGTTGACAGCGAGGGTGAGCTACTTGAGATTGGACAGACAGAACCATTAGGACTTATGAGTAAAGTATCACCTGTAGTTACATCAGACAAACCCATAATGGCTGAAACCCCTTCTCAACCTGACTTAAAAGCAGATGTTGATAGTGAAATACTAAGCCCCACGTTTCTAAACGCTATTGGTATTACAGGAAGTTTGACTGAAGAGGGTGTGCAGACTGAGGTTAAAAAAATACTAAAAGAGCAAGGAATGTCAGATGAAGAAATTGCTAATATTGTCAATAAGTCTCTTGCTGCTGTTGAGGTGCAGCCTACAGATGGAAAAGAAATAGATTTAAGTAAAGAGTTAGACACTATCTTAGCATCAGAGGGAGGTTTTCAACAAGATAAAGACGATTCAGGTAATTATGTTAATGGTGTTTTAATAGGAACTAATAGAGGTATAACACCTTCTGCTTTAGCTAAACATAGAGGAGTTAAAGCTTCTACTATAACTGTAGAGGATATTAAAAACTTAACTGAGGAAGAGGCTAGGGAAATATTTAAGAATGAGTATTTCTATAAACCAAAAATAAATAAACTGCCTTTAGAACTACAGCCATCTGTTCTTGACATGCAAATAAACGCAGGACCAAATGCAATAAAGATATTACAGAAACTAGTTGGTACTAAACAAGATGGAATTATAGGACCAATAACACTGAAAGCTTTAAAAGATAACCCTGTAACTGTGAACCAATATGCAGATGCTAGAATAGAATATTACAAAAAAGTAATTAAAAAGAGTCCTGAAAAAAAGAAGTTTCTTTCTGGTTGGACTAATAGAGCAAACAGCTATAGGAAATAACTAATGTTTGGATTACCATTAGAACTAATCACAATGCTCTTCTCCACTATATTAGGTGGGGTCATGTCTATCTGGGGTCAGTCAATGAAGAACCGCCAGATGCAACAAGAAATGTTGATGCAACGTGCAGAGTTTAACAGAAATGCTGTAGCTGATGCAAGAAATGCAGGTAAGAATGACAAGCACTTTGCATGGACACGTAGGCTTATAGCTCTATCTGCTGTGTTCTCTATAATTGTATTGCCAAAGCTAGTCGCTGTATGGTATCCTGAAGTGAGTGTGTACGTAGGATACACTGAAGCTACTGGTGGTTTCTTTAGTTGGTTGTTTGGACCAGATGAAGCTATACAGTGGAAGATGGCTCAAGGCTTTGTAATTACACCACTAGATACACACATCGTATCAGCCATAGTAGGACTATACTTTGGCGCAGGGTTTACTAAATAGGATATAATAACATGGCATCATTTCTTGAAGCACCAATACCGGGACAGTCTCTGACAGATGAACCTAAGAACTGGCCTTGGGAGAATCCACCTGAGATGGTTGATCCTGATGAAGTAACTAAATATTACATCAATAGATTAGCTGATGAAGAGGTTATGGATGATCTGTCTGTGCTCTTTGGTGGTGACATGCCTGTAGCTCCCTTTGTTAAAACGCTAATGACTACAGGTGTTATGAACGGACTGCACAGTGTGGATGTAAGCTTGATTGTAGCTCCTGTCATACACGAGTTCATCAAAGCATCGATGACTACATATGGCATAGAAGTAAGAGATGACATTGAAGACCCTGAAGAGGCACTCAAAGATCGTGAGAAAAAACGATTAGCACTAGCTATAGAGTTAGCTGTAGCAGATGCTAAGGGTGAAGAGGGTGATGTAGGTATGGACTTGTTGAAGACATTACAAGGTACTTTGGAAGAAGAAACAGATGATGTGCCACAGCAAGAAGAAATGGAAGTAAGCGAAATGTCTGAACCCCAAGGCTTGATGGCAAGAGGAGCTTAGAATATGGGATTTGATTGGAGAGAGTTCGCTGCAGGGTTTGCTGAAACAGCAGCAGCGAACATAAAAGAGAAAAAGAAAGAAGCTCGTAAATTCGAGTTAGAGCAAGAGCAGTTAGCTAAAGATAACATTATGAAAATCTCTAGGCGTAACTCTGTAGTGAACGAGGTGCTAGGACTTACTAACTACTTAGAGGATCAAGGTGTAAGTACAGCGCAGATGCAAGCTGCAATAGCAAGTGGACCTCAAGCTATACAAGACTTATCTACTAAAGTTAGAACAGCAGTTGAGGCTAATGGTGGTAGAAAGCTAAGTGATACTGAAGTAGACATGATCATAAAACTACCAGAGGGTTTTCAACCTCTTGACATGAATATGGATGAATACGTAAGAAAAACGTATGGCCTTGGCTTAGAAACAAAAGGTGCTACTGCAGAAAAACCAGACATAGGTTTCTTTGATAGACTTACTGGTGAAGCGGCTATGATGAGTTCTAAGTACAAACTTGGCAGTGATATTATCTATGATGGATATACTGCTGAAGATATAAATATGTTAGCACGACAGCAAGAGTATGAAGCTATACAGCCATCTACGTATGCTACAATAGCAGACTTAAAACGCTTTGATTTAAAAGCTAAGAAGTTTGTACTTGATAGTATTGTAACTTTGAAAAAAGACAGAGAAGAGCTAGACCCTGCATACAAAGCTGCTTTAGATACGCTAGAAACATTCGATGAAAGAGGTGGGCTAACTCAACTTGAACTTGACCTAAAAGCAAATCCAGATAGTGCAAATATAAAACAACAAATAGCTGAATATAAATCTGCACAGAACAAAGTAAAATCTATAGAGATGCCTCTCTACCAAATGGTTTACGATGATGCCATAGATACATATGGACTAGCTGCCTTTGAAGATTTAGAGACTAGTATGTTAGCCAACGTAGGCGAAGAGTACGTAGAAAACCTACGTGAATTATTGTTTCCTGGAATGAAACAGACCATAGATACAAGTAGTGCTGTTGATGCAGAAACTATTGAAGCACTAGGAAAAGTACCTACAACTAAGAAAATATTTGAGGACATTCAGTTTACCGTAACAAAGTCTGACTCAGAAGGTAATCCTCTTGAGGTCACAACTGATGGTGGTAATACTTATACACCAGAGAGTGAAGGGTGGGATGTACTAGTACAGCATCTAAACAAGAAAGAAATACCTGTAGGTCCAGTAGAAGAGCAAGCCCTCAAAAGATTAAACCTAGAAGAGATAGACACTACACAGAACGTAGTAACTAGTGAAATTAAAACAGAAGATCCTGTAGAGAAAAAGGTTGAGCTAGAACCTCCTGAGCAAGAACGTGAAGTAGAAGCCACAACTGAAACTGCAGAAGAAATGGGTATACGTAAAGCTGCGCTGTACATGGACAGAGATAGAGTTACCTTTGAAGAGTGGGAAGAGATGGGTCCAAACGCTAGAAAGCTACTTGGTCTACCTACATCTAAGGTTGGTGCACAAAATGCTACAGAGAATGGCTTCATAGAGTTGCCTCAAGGTAAGGTAAATCGTGAAACTATTGCTGCACGTATGGCAGAGCTAGAGCCAGGTTCTAAAAAAGTATTAAGCTTAAGAGATAAACTTAAACGCTTATTTCCTAAAACTACAGATGAAGAAATAGAAACAGGTATGGATACAGGTACTATTACAGAATTAGACATATCTGTAATGGCTGACTTTGGTGAAGACATATTTAAGTATATGCAAGAGCAAGGTATAGATGAAAATGCTGATACCTTTGACATCATGAGAGCACTCAGTGAGTGGGCAGATGCAAACAATAAGAGACTGCCATACAACACAGGATTCCTAACTGTACAATTTCAAAAAGCACTTAGAGGATAGAGTATTAATATGAGTGATTCCTTCCTAGACTTGATGGATCAGTATGGCGTTACAAAAGATGACATACTTGCGCCTAGTCGTATTGAGCCACCAACCGTAGAACAAGCAGAGCCTGTACCTGTAAGTAGTCAGAACGAACTTGTTGATAAAGGTGGTAAACTTAAGAAGAAAGATTTGTACGAGGCTTCTAACTTACGCACTATACGTAGATATATGGTGTCTCGCAGAGGCATACAGTATAACGACAAGAGTGATGAAGATGTTGTAGAAGAGTTTGTAGATCATATGCGTAGCTTCAACACCAATATCATAAACACAGGTGGTGAAGTAAGACACATCACAAATGCGAGTCAGCAAGATAAAGCAGTGGCAGGTAATGCATATAAGCTGTACGATCAGCTAGGTAATGTGTTTGTAAACGATGGGTTCTACGGTGCAGTAGATGGTGTGTTTGACTATATCCAAGCTGCAGCTACAGATCCTTCCAACTATATTGGTCTACTTACTGGTGGTTTAGGTAAAGCTGCATCTCTAGGTATAACACAAGGTGGCAAACAATTAGTCAAAAAAGCTGCTATAGAAGCAGGACAAAGAGCAGCCAAATCTGGTGCGACAACACAAGGTGCTAAGAAAGCAGCAGACAAAGCAGCAGAACGTGTAGCCCAACGCATAGTAGAATCAAGCATAAAAGGTCCTGCAGCTAAGAAGTTACAAGAACGTGTAGCTCTACAAGAACAGCGTAACTTTATATATAACGCCAAGAAGAAAGCACAGAAAGAGTTCTTAGATGAAAGGGCTAGGAAAGGTGTGCGTGGTTCTCTGTTAGCTACCACAGGTATTGATGGATCACTAGCTATGCTGCACGACAACATGATACAGAATGTCATGCTAGATGCAGGAGCACAAGAAGAGTACAGCATGTTACAAACAGGATTTAGTTCTGCGCTAGGTCTTGTTGGCGGTGGTGCTCAACTTGTAGGTGGTAAACTGAAAGGTGTGAGTGGCCTCAAAGACACCAAAGGTAAACTTGTTGCAGGTAAACGTAAGGCAGAGTTAGAGGCTGACATTGAAGGTAAGCTTTTAGTGCCTCTATCTGATAAGTCTATGAATAAGTTTACAACTGATGTAAACAAAGCGTTAGACTCTTGGGAACAGAAGTGGAAGCGTGGAGATAATATGTTCCAAGCAGGTGTTATGCCAGCAGAGTTTTTGGACACTATCATGCGTGGCGAAGATGGCAAGGGTGGTATAGCTAAAATATACTTAGATGAAGTAGGTAAGCCTCTACCTAAAAATGTACGTGTCACAGATGTAATGACTAACACACTGAGACAAATGCCTGAAGACGAGTTACAAGCTATATCCAAGCGTATGCAGCCTTTGGTTGGTTACACTCTAGGAGACACAACAGAAATAGCACAGGAGATAGGTGACTACATTGCCTCTAATGTTCGTAGAGGTATGACTTATGGTGCAGTGATGTCAGCTACACGTAGGACAGTAGATGCAGGTCTTGTAGCAGGACACAACGCAATGTTTAACTTGGTACGTAATCCACAGCTAAAAGAGCAGATGGAAGAAGAAATACTCAAGGCTACAGGAAAAGTAAAACGTCCTAAGATAGGAGCGTACACTCAGAGTGTGTGGCGTAGATTGCTTATCTCCTCACCTGCTACAACAGGCTTGAACATTGCAGGTTTCTCACAGTTCTATATCGGTTCTACACTGGCTGATGTATCAACAGGTGGTATGTATATGCTTGGTGGTTTAGCAACAGGTGGTAAATTTACTAAGACAGGATCAGAACTACTACGTAAAAGCAAAGTGTTTGGTCAGATACAAGCACAGAAGATGCGTAACTTGATGGACCCATACACTACTCATGATTCTTACATGGACTTCTTATCTCAAAATAGAGACATAGAGAAAGTTTTGTTTGAAAGTGTTACTGGTGGTATTGAAAGATCAGGTAGACGTTTTGATATTGACCCTGATGCTAAATGGTTTAAAGGTGTAGAAGCTGTAGCTAATGGTGCTAATCGTCTAACAGGTGTGCGAGTACAAGATACGTTTACTAAGTCTCAAATGTTTATGACTGAGCTAGACAAACGGCTACGACTCAAGCATGACAGAACCTTAACAGACGTTCTTAACACAGGTAACATAGAACTAGTAGATGACAGCGTAGTTGGTGGTGCTATTGATACTACACTCAAGTCTGTATTCTCAAAAGATTACACCACAGATGATCAGCTTCTAAGAGGTGCAGCTAAATTAACAGAGAGTATTTCTAACATACCGTTGTTTGGTACAATACTTCCTTTTGGTAGATTTTTCAACAACGTTGTAGCCACATCCTATCAATGGTCTGTAGGCGGTGGTGTACAACTTATGTCTGCTATAGCTAAATCAGAGAAGCGTAATGTTGAAACCCTAGAAGCTGCATCACGTAGTCTTGTGGGTGTAACAGCAATCAGTCTAGCTATGCAATATGACAAAGAGAGAAGTGACAAAGGTTTAGACGTATTTGAGATTGAAGGTACTGGTGGTGCTATTATAGATGCTCGTAACACATTTCCATTCTCTCTATGGTTGGCGGCAGGACGTATCGGTAGACTCAGAGCAGAAGGTCAAGATGTACCAAAAGAAATGATGATCAAGTTTGGTGAACAAGTAGCTGTAGGACAGCTTGCTACAGACTTACAGTTTGGTAATGATGTAACTAGAATTATGGACACGCTGATAAACCAAGATGTAGATCTAGCTCAAGCTTCTTTCAAAGAGATAGGAAAGTTTACAGGTAACTATGCTGCAGGTTTTACCAGACCACTTGATGCAGTAAATAAACTTACTGGATATGTTACAGACACAGATGCAGCAAGAGATATACGTCAAGCTGAAACAGGCGGTCAGATGTTTACACAAGGTGCAACACGATACTTTGATAATGTCATAGAAGCTATCACAGATAAAGCAGAAACAGTTTCAGGTGAAGAGCTAAGGGTTGCAAGTCGGCAAGGTAAAGTACAGGATGCAAATCCTATGGCTAGAATCTTTGGTATTACTGTTAAACCTGCACGTACATCTACAGAACAAGCATACTCAATGGCTAACATGCAAGATTGGACAGCCAGTGAACGAACAAGTATGGCTGCTTACGATACAATATTTAATGAGTCGGTTGCTCCTGAGTTAGAAAGAGCTACGGATAACTTGCTTAGGGATAAGAAGTTTATAAACGCTGACCTTGTAGGTAAACGTGCTATGCTTAAGTCAGTTGTGTCTGAGGTGAAGAAAGATTTACGTAAGGTACTAAAGAAGTATGGCACTAGTGAGACTAAGCTAGGTGCAATGAGAGCTAAAGCTACAGAGCATGGCAATAAAGAATTACGTAGTAAGGCTATGAAAGCAATGAGAGAACGGTATGGCTTTGAAGGAGGTATACGTGATATGACAATCACAGAGTTACACTACTTCATGGATTACGTAGATTACTTAAAAGATTATTACAAATAAATAGGGGCGCATTTAGCGCCCTTACTTTTTTATACCATTGAGTCTTGAGCTACGCTCTGCCCATAGTTGTACTATAATTAAATGTTTTATAGCTTCTCTTGTTTCCGTAGTGTGATACAGATTGTCAGTTATAAACTTATCCAACGCTTCTATGCGTTCCTGTATCCCTTCTATAAAATGCTCGTGTCTCCTAGATACAAAGTCTTTCGCTTCTTTTTCTAGGCTCATAGTTGACTATGCCTCCTGTGGTATCTCAGTACAGTAAGCAAATACATTTGAGTTAGGTGATGGTCTAGTGTTCATAAGATCAGTACGGATAGTTACCGCACTTCGTTTACAATCTTCTAAACTAGAATAAACTGTATTGACTGCTTGTACTTGTACAAAACCACTTCCAATAGAAAGTATAAACACTAAGACATACATTATTCTGACTCTACAGGAATAGGATCGTCAGTAGTTATGTCTTTAATAACGTCTACACTTTTCTCGTAAACAACTACGCCTGTTTCCCAAGTGGCTTTAGCTACAGGTTTAGCTACATCATTATAGCTTCCATAAATCGTTAAAGCGTATACCACTGGTACTAATAAATTAAATAACAACATAAATAACTCCTTTGATTGTCGTTAAAATGATAACACAGTAATTATACTATGTCTACTAATTCTGCTTCTTGGTATGGAATATGATAAAACGTTTCACCTTTTGGTATCCTGTAAGTAGGACCAGTAGCTTCTTTAATAACAGCGTCTATCATCTGTGTACCCTTTATCTTCCAAGCTTGATTATAATGTTTGTTAAAAACATAAAAGTATAAGTTCTCCAACTGATCTTTGTATTTCTCTATAAGTCTCCTCTTTCTCCCTGGTATTCGTATCTCTGACCAATACGTAGGCCACTCCTCTTTCCACTGCGCTTTTCTTTCAGCTTCGTGAAAGTAAGTAACACCATCTTTTTCTGACACAACATCAGCATAGTAATCTTCTTTCTTACTTACAATTATATGTCCTTCTGATTTTAAATACTTAATCAATGCTTCCTTAGACGGTGCGTCTACTTTGTCGTATACTTCTTTTTGGAATGGCCTAGTATACACTTTCATTAATTATGCCCCTATATCTACCATTTCACACACATCACCAGTACAAGCCATAGTCTGCATACCGACTGTGTTATCTTCTTGTTCATACTCACTAAGCTTAGACCAGTCAATACTTTCTGGCATCTTAGTTAATAATTCTTCATACTCTTCTTTGGTACAATCTTGATAGGGTGCTTGCTGATAAGTGTGATCTGAGTGTGGCAGAAAAGACACACCTGACATTTCATCAAAGTGTTTATAAACAAATGCACCTACCTCCATCCATTCATCAGGCTTCACAGTACAAGTTATGCTTGGCTTGTGCTCACACCAATGTCGTTGATAGGTTAGCCACATCTCCAGTTGTTCAATGGCTGTCATATCGTTTCGAGTTACAGCTTTATCTGGTGACTTCTGTGGGAAACTAAAAACAGTAGTTGTCTCTGGCTTCATAACACAGGGTTCATTAGGTATACCTTGATCTTTCATCATCTGAGTTAGAGGATCTTTGTTGTCACCTCTCACTGTCCTTATATAGTAAGGTGCATGACGTGCATGTATACCTGATGCAGAGTCAACTAGTTGTGATACTGTTCCGCTTGGCTTGACGCAGGTAATCGCTGCACTTGGTGCAATGCCAAGGCGGTCAGCCCAAGTAGTATTAGTGCAAACAGCAACTTCTCGTAGATGTTCAAGAGTCTTCTCCAATCCTTTATTTGCTGATGTCATAAGAGGGTTGTCCATTATTCCTGTGAGTGACACACCCAACAGACGCTCCTCTTCTGTGTTGATTGTCCACACCTTACGCAAGTATGGAAACTTGGTGTATGTGGATTGAATTGTACCAAGAATAGTAGCGAGTTCCACTTTTCTTTCAAGGTCATCCACAGTATCTGTAGCCCTAACCACCACTTCAGTAAGATTACAAAACTGATTTGGTCGTAATATAATTTCACTACATGGGTTAGTTCCAAACTCATGGTTAGGATCACGTCTTCCATATTTCGCAGCTTGTTTCTTGGACGCTTCACGATTAAATATACCCCTCTCCCCTGACTTGCTTTCTACTAAGGCTAACCACTCACGCATAAACGTTTCTGAATCTGGCTTCTCTGTATAACAAACTGAGTTATTAGCTAGTGCTCTGTGTGCAGCTTCGTTCCACCACTGTCCTGATTTAGCGTGACGCATCCTATCATCACTAAGGTTAGACAAACTAATCATAGCACTACGTCTAACACCACCGACAACAACTATCTGACCAATGAAACACATTAGGTCATGGCATTCTAAACTAGAAAGCTTACGTCCTTGAGCATCCCTGAATGTCTTAACTGTAAAGTTAAACAATTCAACCAAAGGTGCAGGTCCACTAGCTCTACCACCAAATGTTTTTAACCTTGCCCCTGCAGGGCGTACTCTGCTAATATCCCACTGAGGAATCTCACCTGCCCATAAAAGTGCCAACAATTGCCTGAATGCCTTAGACCATCCCTCCTTGCTGTCCTTTACCACAATGGTAGTATCACTCTCGAAGAGTTCAGGCACTTCGGGAAGCTTGTTAATGAACTGTCTCTCAACACTGAAGCCGACACCAGTACCACAGAGGAGGATCTGCATAGCTTCATCGAAGGCTTTCGGATCATCTACGGCTAGGTTACTACAGTTATACATGGCAGTATTATCACGTTCTGCAGCAGGTCCTGCAGTCATCATAGCTCTCATACTAGGCTCAACTTCATTAGATATAATAGCCTGTTCTAATGTATCTGCTGTTTCTTTATCAACTTTAGTTCTAACTATATTATCAATAAAACGTCCTACTGTTTCAGGCCAAGACTCTCTGCCTTTTCCTTCAATATATTTAGCATACCGTGACTTATGTATAAAACTTTGGTAGTCGGTTGGTAAGTAGTTATTCATGTTTCTTCACCTCTATCTTTCTAATTACTGCACCATCAATATCATAAATAATATCTTGGAATAACTCAGTAACTGCCTCCTCGTGCATCTCTGCTACTATCGGTAGTATCCGTTCTTCCTCGTCTATTTCTATTGTTAGTTTAATGTTGAACTTCATCTCTTATCGCCACTGCCCTTAATGGTTCCTCTCTCCATACGACTGTGAAGTTTGTCTAAGTTGCACCTGGCTATGTATCCCATGTCAAAGTTTAAGTCACGACATAAAGCTGCAATGTACCACAGGCAGTCACCTACCTCTGCAGCTACATCTTCCCTTTTAAAATTTCCATCCCTTAACATCTTCTTTACTTTGTTGGCTACTTCACCTGCCTCACCTGCGAGTCCTAGCGCAGGGTAAACTATCTTGTGTTCATCAGGATATATAGCAGTCTTACGTGCCTCTATCTGATAATCACCGAATGTCATTTCATACATATCTTTCCAAGCATTTATGTCATCTGCTGTTATCATTTGTGCATCTCCATCCAACGTCTTTCTAGTCTGTCAAGATACCACTTTGCTTTTCTTATATCTTCTAATCCATTCTTGTATTCATGCCGCCACATATACTTCAATACATTAGCAGCGTGTGGCGCTGTAGCTCCTGACATATTCTCTGTCATTGCTTCTATAGCCTCAATGCATTCTATACCACTGTGATTGTAGTGAACTGGATTGTTTACTTGATCGTGATCTAAAGTTGTATCTCCAGTTAATGTTATTGTATCTATCATGCGCTTCCCTTTGTCTTTGTCCATTTATTAAGTGTATACACATTACCCTCTCTTGTTACAACAGGTTTATCTTCTTCCTCTTCTTCCAGAGTTACGAGATAATCTCTATGTTCTTTAACTAATTTATAAATATCTGGATGCTCATTTGCTATATCTAAAAATGCTGACATCATAGTTGCTACATCTACTATACCGTTGATGATAGGGTCAGGTAAGTTGTGTTCAGGTGATATTGCTATCGACACATTTGTTTCACCTTCCCAACTACCATCATCCTTGTAATCTACTGGGCTTATAACTATTGCTATTTCATCATTGTCTAAGTCGTGACCCATTAGTCTTTCCTTTTTGTTTTTAATTCTATCTTCTTAACTGTGATCTCTTTACCTTTTTCTTTCAGCCAATCTTCAGGTATCACACGATGCGCCCACTGAAACTTGTGCTGATCACACCAATGACAATACCTAGACTTAGCACCCTTGTATAGCTTGGCGTTTGCGTTACTGAATACAAACCGTATGTCTAACTCAGGATGTTGTCTCTGTATCTCAGAGTGTTTACGTCTGTCAGCACTATCAAAAATACCTTTAGTCTCAATAATAATACCGTTATCTAACACAAAGTCTGGTGTGTAGGTGCGGTAGCGTAAGTCTTCCCACTCAACCTTTAGTACTTCGTATCTGACTTTTTTTTGTGTCTTACGCAAGTACGCAGCAACCTCTTTCTCTAGGCCACTGCGATACCTACCTTTAATGTGTCTCCGCATACTCAGGACTCAGTAGAACATAGTCTACCATAGGCGGATTAGCAGCGTGTGACTTTACAGCTTCACGAGTCTGCAAGTTAGGCCAACACTTATGTTTGTAAGAACAGAACCCACACTCTGTGCCAAGCTTTAGATTACCAGTTAGCTTACGGTAATGTGTCTCTGGCACTGGCTCAAAGCAACGCTCAAAAGGTTTATCCTCATTGATGTAGCCTACTGTCTGCTCAATGCTTTCCATCACTGTAGGCTTGTCTACGGAGTTAGCATCAACATACTTAAACTCACCGTTTGCTTTGTTGACTACCCACCAACCACCTACATCTAACCCTGCAGCTTCAGCGTATCCTACTAGTTGAGATACGTAACCAAAGCTGTCACTTTTAGCTAGAGTTTCCAGAGTGTTGAACTTGTTCTTGTATGACCAAGGCGAAGCTGACTTAACATCATCTACCCTGCCATCAAGCACCATGTCGTACTCACCGTTTATTTCTGTGCCATCCTTTAACTTAAGGGTGACATTATCATTATCTTTGAAGTCTACCTCAGCAGCACGAAGAAGACCCTTGAACACTGCTTCCACAATATCACCAATGATCATGTTCATTAGAAAATGTGGAGGTAGTGGTGTCTTGTCTTCAGGATCATTCTTCTCAAACCATAGCTGACAAGTAGGACGCCCAATGTTGGACATCCTTAATCTAAACTTGTCACGAGGTCCACTGCTGAACTGCTTCTCTAATGCAGCCTCAACATCAGAAGCGACTTGCTTACGTATGTCTTCAGCCATACTTGTCTCACCCTTGACAGCTTTGCCAAGGTACTCAAAGACAGCTAGTTCAGCAGGGTGGTTCATTAGTCTGCCTCTTCTACGTTGACGAACTCAGCTACGATAGCAGCATCATCATCAGAGATAGTCTCCTTATTCTTTTCATCCCACTGTTCTAAGATGTAAGAGTTTTGCGTAGTGATGTACGCTAAGAAGTTGTGTAGAGTATCCTGATCTTCATGTTGTAGTTCTACCTTATCACCTGTCTCTAAAGTTATGACAGCAAAGTTATTACCTGTTTTACTGTCAACTATGTTAGCACCTAGATTTAACATACACTGTATGGGAAGTATGTTCTTACGTCCTAGTGCATTTACTGTTAAGTCTAATGACTTGATACTTGAAGGAGGTACTTCAAAAGAGAAAGGCATAGTAGTTATGTCACCTACTGGGTCACCTGCTTCATCAGTAACACCTGTTGCAGTCAACTCACCAAAGAGAATCTTCTTACGTTTGATACTACGAATCAGATCCTTTGTCTTCTCAGGTACGCTATCCCAATCTTCGATGTAACCTGATGGTCTACCTAGATTAAATGTACCAACATTATCTTTGAGGTCACCCTTGAGATCGTTAGCCATGACTGTCTTCATCATCATCTCTTCTTTGGCATCCCACTTTGACCACTGCTGTCGGATTGCAAAGATACGTATGGTAGGACTAGTTGCGTAGACAACATCATCTTCACCTCTTGTAATCTTGTATGCACCTGCAGGTACAACCTCAGTCTTGATAGGCTTACCATTAACTTCGATCTCACCCATGATACCTGTGTGCATCAAGTTTACTCTAGGTAAAGCGGAACTCTTTCTTTCGCCACCACTTTGAGGAGTTACACCTACTGCCTCTGCAAGAGACATACCTAAATCGTTTTGTATTGCTAGTTCTGTATTCATTGTTTTACTTACTTTCTGTTAAAGTTAAAGATGGTTAGTTATACTCTAAACGTCCACTGTGTCAAGCCAATTGTTTCCTATTTTGGCTTCTAATAATAGAGGCACATTCATTTCTACATCGTATGCGTCTTTTATGACACAGTTGAGATTAGCATTTATAGTATCCACAATAGTCAATACTTTTTTCACTTCATCAGGGTGTACATCTATCACCATAGAGTCGTGTACTGTATTGACTAAACATGACTGTAAAGGCTCAAGCAATCGCTCAAACTCTAGCAGCACCACAGGTACGATGTCACCTGTAGCAAATCCTTGGACAGGGTAGTTCTTTATCATAGTGAAGTGTGACACGCTACCATTACTCCTACGAGTTACATCAGGAAATGCGTACTGTCTGCCACTCACGTTAGTGATCTTGAGAAACCTCATAGCTTCATCACCTAGCTTCTTGTGCCACTTAGCTACGCCTTTGTATTTCTCATGAAAGTGTTCGTAGTATGCAGCTACAGGCTTAGGTCTACCATATCCAGTAGCACCGAAGAGAGGGGCGAATGTATGCTCCTTTGCTGCCTGACGCTCTGTAGGCTGTCCTGCATCACTGATAACCTTTGCTGTGTAGGAGTGCACATCAAACCCTGTATCAATCTCCTGCATGGCTGTACTGTCCTGTGAGAGGAATGCAGCAACTCTAAACTCCAACTGTGCAAAGTCACACTCACATATCTGTCCACCTTCCCATCTTGATATGAACACACGTTTTACTGGAAATGTTCCTCCTCTTGGCATGTTTTGCATGTTGGGATTGCGTCCAGAAAATCTACCTGTACTGGTAACACTTTGGGTAAGGTTGACGTGAAGGATTCCGTTGGGCTTGGTGAATATTTCGATACCATCCACGAAGCTACTAAGGTAACTGCTGATAGCAGAGAGGCGCTTAAGATCAGTAAGAAAATCAAGAGCAGACTCCATACCGTTGCTTGTAGCGGTAGCCATAAGACTTTCAAGGTTGCCCTTACTAGTACTGAAACCATTTGCACTTATCCATTTCTTGCTTGGTGCAGAGAAACACAGCCCTGCTACTTGTTTTGTTTGTGTTAGAAGATAGCCTTTACCCTCACACTTCTTACATATATTTGGTATCTTGTATAGCGTACCGTCTTTTCTTGTCTTCCAAACTTTTCCTCCACCATTACAGTTGGTACAAGTAGATGCTTTAGTCTTTCTAATGATTGAACTGTTTGCTTCTATAGCTTCCCTAAACTCTTGCTGTGTCTCAGTGTAGTCAAACAAGTCAGCCCATTCTTTCTTGTTGTGAACACGTCTACTGAATATGACTTGAGATGCTTGCTCAGGACTGTTGAGGTTGATAGGTGTGTCACCCATAAGGTCACGAGTCTTGCGCTGCAGCCTGTCTTCTATCTCAGCTTTCTCTTTCTCAAACTCTATTCGGACTTGCTGAAGGGCGGTTCTGTCCACACGGATTCCTGACATATACATTCTGGTGAGGGCTTTACAGGTGCGGAAGGTAATGTCTCTGACATTATGTAAGGACTCTGCTTCTGGCTTGGCGTAGTCTTGTTCCAAGGCAAAGAACAACTCACGAGTAATGTCGAGGTCACTCCTAAGATAAAAAAGAAGCTCTTGTAAAGGTATCTCATTGGTGTTGTATCCTTTCTTGTAATACTCTTTGAGAGTGTCTTGCTTCTGGTAGTTTAGATTCCTACGTTCAGCACAAGCTTCTAAACTTATAGGTTCTTTCTGTCCACGCTGCAGTAGATACTCAGCTAACATCGTGTCATAGATGTCACCGTCATACTTGAAGCCCGACTCCCATAACCACATCAAGTCATGCTGTGCATTGTGCATGATCAGTAATGTTGTATGGTCTAGTAGGATCTGTATATTTCTAGCTCTTGATCCACCTACGTCCTGATCCTCTTTGTGATTCAGCGTAAACAAGTGTGTCTCTTCTACGTTATCTACATTCTGCACACCTACTTGAACAAGCTCAAGTCCAGGCTCGAATGGATCAAGAATGTTTTTCTTCTCTCGTTTAGTTATGGTGTTTTCTACATCAAGTACAAGTCTCATGCTAAGTACTGGCTCCTGTCTCCATCTAACTCACAGTGAATAGTACCATGCCATCCACCCTTGAGTTTGTTCTTTGCTATACAAAGATGTCTCTGATTAGTTTCATCTTCGTCTTGCCCCTCTACTACTTTGTTTTTTGATATGAGTATCATCAAGTCAGCCTCTGCTGCTTTACCAGTACGGCTACCCTCAAGCATTGATTGATCAGGATGCACCAATCCCTCTGCTGCTGCACTCAACTGTGACATCCATATGATTGCACACTTGTGTTCTTTGGATATGTTACGTGCATGTATGGCTGCTTCTTTGAGATAGATGTCCGACTTGTCACTTGTCTTGGACGCAAACTTGTCACCCATATCAAGCACTACAATGTCAGGCTCGTATGCCTTGATGATAGCTTCAACCCATGCCATGTCTTTACCTGTGCTGTCTTTGATGAAAACGTTCTTCTCTACTGGATCATAACGTAGTGCAGCCACCGCCATGTTAGTCTTGACTTCATCCATGCTCATACTTGTAGCAGCACTCAGGTATCTTGCACCTACACGCTCATAACTTTCTTCGTTACACAGAACCATACACTTAGCACCCTGTGATGCAAACCCATCAGGTGCAGCTATTGTACTAGCATGAAAGCTAGTCTTACCTGTATTAGGTCTAGCACCTACAACAACTAAGTGTCCTGCGCTAATGCCCTCTGTCCTACGTTTAAGTGTAGGTATGTTCCACTTCCATTGTGACTGTATGTCATTGGCTTTTAATAATGTATCGATACTTGTATCATCCCACTCTACCTTGAGGTTGGGTAGGAAATCATCTTGATAATTACTCAGTATATTTCTCAAGGGTTCGAGGCTAGACTGTGATCCGTTAACGTAGTCGAATCCAAGGTTAGCAATCTCTTCACCCACTACCTGCTGAAACAGCTTAGACAATACATCATCAGCTATATCTGTAGACAGTGGCTTTTCTCGTGCAACCTTTTGGAACAACTCACTAAAGACTAGCTTGTTAGCTGTAGTCATACTGGTGTTGTTAACAAAGAATAAAGCTTCTAACTCCGTAGGAGTAATACTCTTACCATACGTATCCATAGCGTAATCAAGCGTCTGCTTAATCTTACGTGCATCTTTACTAAATATCTTGTCGGGGCAACGTATGCCTTTATGATTCTCGTAAAAATCTTTGTCCAACATAGTACGGATTAGTGCTAGTTCCTGCATGTGTGTCTCCTCTCTCAATCAAAACTTTTCCCCTTGTTGTATACCTTATCTAACTCCTTATCAAAAGCTTTGTCTGAAGCATACCTCTTACATGCTTCTAACACTTCATCTACTGTCAAATCAACGTAAACCTTACCTAATGGTACACGTTCATCTATTATTGCTGTCTTCTTTGGCATTAGTATCTCCTTGTATACAAGTTAGCCTTACTCCCACTCTACTCTCTGGTGTCATTGAATAGTATAACATATCATAATTATTGAAACATTGATACATATCATCATACGTTCCTATCTTTCTGACTTCTGGCTCACCATTGAACAACCATATGAATACTAACGTCCACATCAGAACATCGGATTCATTAAATCAAATCTTTCGTACCAACTGCTACCCTCTAAGGCTAACCACATCAGTACAGGCACACCTAATATGAATATTGCACATACTAGGAATGCCCACCCTAAACCTTTTGTTGTACAGTAATGTTCAGACATAACTCTTCCTGTGCTTTTGAGGAAAACCCTCTTTATTCCATCCTTTACTAACTTGTTCTGCTGCCCACGAGTAGTTTACATTCCAATGTCTAGCAGCGTCAGCTATGCTTTTGAAGTCCTTACCGTGTAAGCGACAAGCTTTACCTTTCTGCTGTTGCGTTGGCTCTACCTTGATACGGATATGGCAGGGTACATTCTTTGGTTGCATTACTTGTCTCCTATATTTCTTGGTGCATATACTTCACCGTTGTATTGGCTACCTGTTTCAGTATCTGCTCCAAAGTTAAAGTACGCTAGTATAACTAGCAGTGCCATTATCCAGTAGAATGTAACCTTCACCCACTTGATAAAACCTTCGTATGTTTGCTTCGCTTCTAGCTCTGCTGCTTCTCTTGGTTGCATTAAACTATCTCCTCTAGTTTCTTTATGTCTGCATCTACTTTATATTTAATATCATCATAGAGTCTTAACGCTATAGTTTCTAACCCTGTGTAAGCCTCTATCTCTCTCTTGTACTCTAGTGTTTTATATGCAGCGTCAGGGTCTAGTGCTACAATAACCTTATAAAAATTATCTAAGTGTTGCATATTAGATACACTGAATGACGTACCCAGTATAGCCAAACCTGTCAGTCCAGGAAATAGTTTAGCTGCTACGGTAGCACTGATAACATCCTCAACTACTATCACGACACCATTAGGTTTACCTACGACACGAGTGAATACAGTAGGTGTCCTGTCGTAACGCCTCCACTTAACCTGTCCTGCATAGGACGTGCATCTACCTATTGCTCCTACAAGTCTGCCTTTGTCATAGATAGGAAAGACTACTCGTGAATCCATTACGTCATACATCAAGTCCTCCCCATACAAGCCCCACCTTCCAATGAATCTTTCAAACTGCTTATGCTCTACAGTAGGCTTGACTATATACTCAGGCCAAGTAAATAACTCATGCTCCGACTCAGGCTCTTCATACTGGTTAAGCCTACGTTGTATCTCTTGTGCTGTCATACCTGAAGACACAACACCTTTAACTCTACAGTCAAGCTTGTAACAGTTGTAAAGCAAAGCACTACCATCTCGTGTAGCAGTGAATGTGTTCTTACCTCTACACACAGGGCAGTCACCTCTATGTTTGTAATCTTCTTTTAGATCAAGGGTTTCTAGGTAGTTCTTAATGTTGTTCATCTCTGCTCCTCCGCTTATTCAATGCATTACTTGCACCACTAAATGTGTTGACTAGGTAAGGCTTGACTGACTCAGGATTCACATGCCCTGTTACTTGCATCAACTCAAGAGTCTCAACACCTGCCTCCACCATCTCAGTAATTGCAGTCCTACGTAGATCCATAGCTGTCAGTTTCTTTGGTAGTCCTGCAGCTTCCTTAACTTCATTGATTGCATCATCGATGTGGTCAATAGCGTATGGCACATATGCCCCTGCCACTGGTGTAGTCTTGGGTGCTACATAGTCTTGAAATCCAAAGTCCTGACTCTGTTGCCTGAGCATA